TATAAAGTCGTTGACTTTCATAGAGTTATCTGTATATATATGTAAAATATGTAAAAAATATGTAATGAAAATGAGTACATAATGTAAGATATCTCTCAACTTTATATATTTTTATAGATTTTATAAATTATGTACTCTTATCTTACAATACAATATCAGTATAATATGCTATAATATGCTATAATATACATATGATATACATATCATATACCTTAATATATTAATACATATCATAATATACAATGAGACTATGCTATAATATGCTATATTATACATATAATATACAATAATATACCTTGATTATCATTTTTTTATTATAATATACAAAAAAATAAATATTTATACCTTATGAATAATGAGTACATATTCCATTCTATCTCTCTACTTTCTTAACTTTCTATAAATCTTTAAAAAAAAGGTATTTAACTCACTTACAATCAGAGCTGCTAATGTAAAGGCAGCAAAACCATATATAAAACCAGCTTTTAATATGAATGTTATAAAAAGAGCTAAATCTGTTAAACAAACTTTCGTTTAATTATCGTATCTATATTCAATAAAAGTTGTAATTAAATCCTTATGATTTTGCTTTAATTTCAATCTAAATGCTGAATCATCTTCATATAGGTCAAAATCATCTATTTCTAATACAGAATCTTCAAATATATCATCTATTTTTTCCACGCATCGCATCTTTTGCTGTTCTAATAGGTCTATCTGATGTTGAATCTTTTTTATTATCTTATTTTGTTCTTTTGACATAAACGCAAGGTCGCGGATTTTTAATAAATGTATGTATTGTTTAGCTGATACCATTTGAATTATATAAGTACATCAATATTTTTTTTATATATGTTATAGATATCTGTATTATAATGCCTTTAAATTATTGTATACGAAAATTAAAATTTGTTTGAAGATATTGAATTATATAAAATAAAAATAGAATATTTGAAAAATAAAGAATATATATACAATGATTTGCAATTTATATATTAAATAATATATGATAATGTAGAATATTTTTTTTAAAATAGTTTTGATAAATTATTTAATAATATATATATTTAAAATAGATAAAATAAAAAATATAATTATATAAACATATAAAATTTAAAAGTATATAGATATGTCAAGTATATCCTTCAATGATAGTAGAGAAAAGGTTTTTGATTTAAACAGACATAATTTTAATAATGATAAATCAGATTTTCGAAATAAAAGTAATAATATAAGTGGATTAAGTAAAGGAGATGATATTTTATTTAATAAAAAATATATAAGTGATGATATAGTTGCATCATCTTCTGCATCATCTTCATGTGGTTCGTCGACTGATGATTCGGTAAGTGATTCTTCAAGTGAACAATCATTTAAAAAGAATTCGAAAAATAAACAAAGTAAAGAAGGCAAACCAATGAAAAAGATAAAAAAAATAAAAGAAAGTAGTGAAGAAGAAGATAGTTCAGAAAGTATTAGCGATTCAAGTTCTATAGCATCATCAAATATAATTGAATCAAATAAAAAATTTTCTTCATCTAATAGTTTAAAAGAAAAGAAGGAAATAATATATCAATTAGATAGATTAGAAGCACGTGGATATACTATACCATTTAAATTTAATTTAAATTCAAATTTAGAAGAAATGAGATTAGAATATAATAAAATTATAAGAGAAAAAGAAATTGATGGAAGTATTAGATTTCAGCGCAAAATGATGATGGCTTTTGTAACTGGTTCTGAATATTTAAATTCACGATATGATCCATTTACTATAAAATTAGAGGGTTGGTCAGAACAAGTTCATGATAATATTAATGATTATGATGATATATTTGAAGAATTACACGATAAATATAAATCATCTGGTAAAAAAATGTCACCAGAACTTCGTTTATTTATCAGTTTATCAGGTAGTGCATTTATGTTCCATTTAACAAGTCGTATGTTTAAGGAAACACCACTTCCAAATGTAGAAAACGTTTTGCGTTCAAATCCAGATTTAATGAAAAAATTCCAAGAAGCTGCTGCAAAAGAATATGTTTTAGGAAATAATGGAAATTCTAATACTAAAATTAATAATTCTAATAATAATTCTAATAATAATTCGAATAATAGTGGTCAAGGATTATTTGGTATGGTTTCCAATTTATTTAATAATATGGGAGGAGGGTCAATGCAAAATAATATGCAATATGATATGGATAATAATTCAGAACGTAATTATAATTCGAATAATGATATAGATTCTATTATTAACGATGTTCATAAAAATATATCATTGGAACAAGATAATAATAATATAGAAACTTTATCAGTTAGTGATGAAGAAATAACATCAATAATAGAAGATACTGCAGATATTAAAATATTAAGAAATAATAATAAAAATAATAAAAAACGCACATTAAATATTTAATTTAAATTTTAAAAAAAAAAAATTTTTTATTCACGATAACTAAATTGTATATTTATATCCTTTATTGAATGATATAGGTTATAATTCTTTTTTTCCCAAATAAAAATTATTTAATATTTACTAATAAGTTTATACATTTCTATTAAAAAAATTATTGCACAAAACCATAATGAAATTAACCAATAAGGTATTACAAAAAATTCTTTTTCGTAATAAAACCAAGTTTTATTGAAAAATTTAATAAATATAATTTCAATAATGATAGCAAATAATGTCAATAATAAATAAATTAGAATATCTTTTTTTTTTATTTTAAAAAAATATAATACTAATAATGCTATAGAAAATGTTAATATAAATCTATAAAATGATTTATTAACAAATTTAAAAATTATAATAATTAATAAATAAAGAATAAATAATATATGATACCTATTTCTATTATTTAACATATATATTAGAAATAGATATTAATTAATTATAAAATGTATAACTTTTATAACCATAATATTCAATTTATCTATTTTTAGATAATTTACGAAAACCTTCTTTAGTATTGTTACCAATATTTTTTAATAATTTTCCAGTATTTTTTAATTGAGATGGTATATTTTTAACTGCACTTACTGGATTTTTTAAATTATTTTTAAATGTTGATTTTACATTTGATGCGTTATTAAAAATTACATTAATACTTGAAGCTATTATTGGTAATAATATAATATTTAATACCGCTAAAAGTAGTACAATTAATTCGATCGAAGTACCTATTAATATTAATTCTCTCCGCATATCTTCCGAACATTTACATTTCTCACTTATTAAATATCGTGTATAATTCATAACAATAAATAAATATACAGCGAATACAATCCAAAATATAAAAGCTAATAATGTATATACAGAACCAACAAATCCATTATATTCACTTAATAATACTGGTGGAACTAACATTAATATTACAATGAATACTAATGCAAAAATACTGAATTTTTTAATAAAATCTACATTTGGATGTTTTGCACATTCGCAACCAATTTTTTCTAATTTTAATACATATGTATATGTGAAACCCAATAATACAAATATAAACAAATTAATTAAAAAATTTGCAAATAAAGTATACATATTATCTTTCATATTAAATATAATATCTTATCTAATTTAAGTTGCGAAAAAAAATTATAATTCTATAATATTTAATATCTTAAACTTTGTAGAAGAATCTTTTATATTGTTAATAAATTTTTTTAATTTATCTATAATTTCTTTATCGTAATTAATTCTAAGTAAAATATATAATAAATCTAAATAATAATCCAATATATGCTTGCTTATATTATTAGAATTTATATTATTAAATACATCAGAAATTAATAATTTTATATTTAATAAAAATTCAGAATTATCATTTGTTTTATTTATTATAATTTCCCATGCTTTAATTTTATTTATTTGACCACCTTTCCATTTTATATATTTACAATAATCGTCATATAATTCATTTTTAAACATATTATTATTAATATAATATTCACTTGGGATCCAATCTTTATTAATTACATAATTATGTAAAGTTATATTAATATTATTATTATCGAATAAATATAATATATTTATATATAAATTTAATATATTATTAGAATCTTTTTCTGGATTATTTTGAATATATTGCCATACTATATCATAATTAATATCATTTAATGTATCATCATTTAAATTATTTATTAAAGATTTAATATTTTCAGTAATTTGTTCATTGTTTTTAGTTGTTAATTTATTTAATAATCCAATTATTTTTTTTTTCGATTCTTCTTTTTCTGAAAAATTTGTTGAAATTACATATATTTTATTTACATTTGATGAAATACTCGCATCACGTATTCTTGTTTTCTTTTTTTCCCATATACTTTTTGCATCATATTTAATTTTAAAACAATCATAATTTAATATTAAATCTTCATATTTTTTAGTTATATATTCTGGAATAATATTCTCGGTTCTTTCATTATATTTTAACTTATTTTTAAAGTTTTCTATTGTAATTTTAATATAATCTTCATTCTCTATAGTTACCATTAATATACATATATTTTATAATTCTTAAACTATTTTAATATAAGAAATTATAATATATAATATTTATATGAATATTAATATTAATAATTTAATTAATAAAATAGATAATATTTATACTAATATTTCTATATATCGTTCTATAATTGTTGTTAATAATAATCTAGAACTTTATTTAATTAATATTTATCTTATTAATAATGATTATAATACTCATGTTATTAGAAATAGTTATGATTTTAATTATAAAGCAGAATTTTATAATGAAAATCAATTTAGAATTATTATTATTGTTAATATACTATTTGGAAAATTAATTAATATTCTAAATAAATCACAATCAACTTATAATCTTATTATATTTTCTAATAATATCGATAAATATAATATAAATAGTTCTAAATATTATTATAATTATTATTATAATAATAAAGATACGTGTATTATTTAATTAATTTCTTTATATATATTAGGATATACTATGTATAAATCTAATAAATATATTAGAAAGATTGATATAAATAAGTTATTTAAAATTGGCATTGTTGTAATATTATTATTTGCTATATTTGCAGTATTGTATTACTTTAATTTTAATAATAAAAAAGAGAATTTTAATATTCTTACTCCCGAATTATTATATTTTTCTTCTGAAAATTGCGGTCATTGTACAAAATTTAATGAAACTTGGGAAAAAATAAAAGATAAAGATATTATTAAACAAAAATTTGTTGATGGTACTCCAGAATTTAAAGAATTAGAAGATAAATTTAATATAACACACTTCCCAACTATATTATTAGTTAATGCGGATAAACATATTGAATATGATGGCGAAAGAACAGAGGATAATATAGTTAAATGGTTAAATAATAATAAAAAAATTACAGAACCCTTCAAAAATAAAAAAAATAAATTAATCATATAAGAAATATATAAGAAATATATAACAAATATATAATATAATTACTTATGGATTTAGATAAAATTACAATATCTCATACAGATTTTACAATTTTATCTAAATCTAATTGTAAACCATGTAATTATGTAAAGGAATTTTTAATTGAAAATAAACAAAAAATTAATGTAATTAACTGCGACGAATATATAAGTTGTCAAAAAGATATTAATATATTTTTATTATATATGGAAGAAATTATAGGAGAACCATATGGCAAATTTCCAATGATATTTTATAATAAAAGATTTATTGGTGGTTTAAATGAAACAAAGTCTATGTTTGATTTTTAATGTATAATTATTATTTTTTTTTATATTATATTTTAATAAAATATGCCACCACAAATTTCACTTAGTACCTTATATGAAATTAAAGATAAGAAAAAAAATTCAAAACATAAAATTTTCGATTCTATTATACAAAAATGTCATAATAAAATTACAAAAATAGCTCAACAAGGAGGTATGACTATATTTTATGAAATTCCATATATTATTATTGGTATGCCATTATATAATATTAATGATTGTATTGAGTATGTTGTTGATGCTTTGAGAAATAATGGTTTATTAGTAAATATATTACCTTATCCAAGTAATAATATAATTTATATTTCTTGGAGTCCCGCAGATGTTAAAATGAAAGGAAAATTATTAAAAAATATATAAATAAATAATATATAAATTATATAACTCATTTGTATAATTTATATAAATTACTTCAGATTATATAAAAATTGATTATTATAATTATATATTAATATTAATAATGATTAATGTATACACTGATGGAGCTTGTTCTAATAATGGTAAACCAAATTCTTTAAGTGGTTATGGTGTATATTTTGGCGAAAATGATAAGAGAAATGAATCGAAAAAAATTACTGGAGAAAAACATACTAATAATATCGCAGAATTAACAGCATTTATTAGAGCTATTGAAATTTTAGATCCTGAAATTAAGAATAATATTCAAGTTAATATTTATACAGATTCAGAATATGTTATTAAATGTGCAACAAGTTATGGTGATAAATTGTCAAGAAATAATTGGAAAACAACTACAGATAAAATTCCACCAAATGTTAAATTGGTTAAAAAATCACATGAATTATATCACGGAATACATAATATAAAATTAATTCATATTAATGCACATACAAATAATGATGATATTCATTCTATTGGTAATGATAATGCTGATAAATTAGCAAATATGGCAATTGGAATAGAAAAATGTCCATATAATGGTGATAATGGTGATAATTGTGATAATAACGATAATGCTAAAATATATATAAAAATTTCTTATGAGGATAAAGATGAAGCTAAGAATCTTTATGCAAAATGGGATAATACAAAAAAATCATGGTATTATACTAATGATATCCCAGATGAAAATAAAGTAAAATTAAATGAATTATCATCTAAAACACAAAATACTGCTATTAAATTTGTTGATGATGGTACGATTGAAAAAAAATATATTAATATTAGTTATGCAAATAAAAATAAAGCAAAATCACTTGGAGCA